CAATCTTATTACTGAACTTCGGAAATATGTTTGGGACAAAGATAAGGATGGAAACTACATCAATGAGCCAGTAGATGAATATAATCATTTGATGGATGCTATTAGGTATTATGTATTGGGTTGTTTGCTTGGACGCATTTTGAAGCCAAAAGATTTAACAGGAATATTTACGCATTAAAAATATAAACTATGCCATTAACACTCGAAGAAATATTAGCATTGCCCGATATCGGGCAGAAAATAAGCTACCTGAAGAAAGGTAGAAAGACCGAACTTCCCGACCGTTGTAAACTTTGGGATGATTGGAATCCTGAACGCCATGAAATCATGGTTGACAAAGAGAAGTACCCGGATAGAAAGGTTCTTGAAAAGGAAGCGGAAAAAGTTTTTGATGAAAAGTCTGGTAAGACCTATGAAATCGAAGCGCAATACAAGACCGAGCCTGTGAACCGCATATCCATTCCTTTGGAGCAGGATATAGTGAACATTCAAACAGCTTTCACGGTCGGCACAGAGCCATCGATGGATTGTACTCCGACTGATGATGGCGAAAAGAAGTTGTTGGATGCGGTCAAAGCTGTATTCAAGTCTAACAAAATCAAGTATCAGAATAAAAAGATTGTCCGTTCTTGGCTTTCCGAACAGGAAGTAGCCGAATACTGGTATGTGTCCGATGATGATTCGTTTTGGGCGAAGTTTTGGAAGAAGGTGAGAACCTCTTTCGGTGGCAAGGTAAAGCCTACCAAGAAATTGAAAAGCGTTATATGGTCGCCGTTCCGAGGTGATACGCTATATCCTTTCTTTAATGATGAAGGTGATCTGGTTGCTTTCTCCCGTGAATACAAGAAGAAGCTTATGGATGATTCGGAAGTTACCTGCTTTATGACCATCACTGAAAAAATGGTTTATCAGTGGGATTTATCCAAACTGGAGGAAAGACCTTCATTTCCTCATGGCTTCTCTAAGCTGCCTGTAATCTACGCTTATCGTCCCGAAGCGTATTGTGAGAAGATAAAGCCCTTCCGCATCCGGTTGGAAAAACTTTTGTCTAATTATGCTGATTGCATTGACTATCATTTTTTCCCCATTTTGGAATTAATTGGTGAAGTAATCGGATTTGCCGGTAAGACAAAAGATAGAATGGTAAAACTGGAAGGGGAGGGAGCCGGTGCACGATATTTAACGTGGAACCAAGTACCTGATACGGTTAAATTTGAAGCTGAAACGCTTACGAACAACGCTTATGATATGTCGAATACTCCGAGAATATCCTTTGAAACCCTGAAAGGTGTTGGTAAGGCATCAGGCACGGCTTTCCGTTTTATGTTCATGGGCGCACATATGGCAGTGTCAAATCATGCAGAGGTGATAGGGGAGTTCTTACAACGGAGGGTTAATTTTCTGGTTTCTGCTTTAGGGGCGATTAATCCAACTGAGTTCAACAAGGCATCACAGACGATTGATATCGAGACAGACTTGGTTCCTTTTATGATTGATGACTTGAACGATAAGGTGGCTACTGCCGTTTCTGCTGTCAGTGGTGGTGTATGGTCAACGCGTGAGGGAATCATGTTTGCCGGGAATGCTGATAGGATAGAAGAAGAACTTGCGGAAATCAAGGAAGAACAAGCAGCTAAGAATAATCAAATCGGAAATAAAGAACAGAAAAACGCTTCTTAGTCAGAAAAAATACGAGGTCTATAATTTTTGAATAAGAAAAATGGGACATTAGCAGTGATTCTCTAAGAGTTGCCACTAATTTTTTCTATTCATAGTAAAATAATGAATAAATACTTTGATAGTATTCATATTATTACTATATTTGCATTGTAATTAAGTCCAAAGCGTTATGAGTTACAAATCAGTGAAAGACGTTGTAACTATGTTGCAAGAAAACGGTTTTGTTCTAAAGAGTCAGAGAGGTAGCCACATGAAGTTTGAAAAAGATGGTAAAGTAGTTATCGTACCGAATCATAATAGCAAAGGCGTTGAGAAAGGCACTTATTACAGCATTTTGAGACAAGCGGGGCTAAAGTAGCCCCCTTGTTCTCTCAATTTTAAAAAGGAGGTAATATGAAAACAGTAGAAGTGATTGTAGAGCATGCAGGAAAGAATTTGAGTGCTTATATCGAAGGTGCTCCGGTCATAACTGTAGGCAATGACATGAAAGAGATTGAGGATAACATGAAGGAAGCAATTGAGTTGTATCTGGAAGATAATCCGAATCCTTGTGAAGTTTTGTCGGGAGAGTTTGAATTGAAATTTAAGATAGACGCTGCTACTTTTATCAACTATTATAGTAGTATTTTTACCAAAGCTGCTTTGAGCCGGATTACCGGAATCAATGAACGTCAGTTATGGCATTATGCAGCAGGAGTGCATAAACCGCGCAAACAGCAGTTGGAGAAGATTCAGAAAGGTATTCAGTCTTTGACCAAGGAGTTAGCTGCTATAAACCTACTATAAAGAATATCGGAGCAGAATTACAATCTGCTACTTTATAAATTCAAAATTAAGGCGTGAGGCTTCGGCTATTCACGCCTTTTTTATTATTTTACGACAATCGTTTCATTGTCGTGTATCGCCTATCTAATAATTTTTCATCCTATTCATTAATAGCGAAATTTACCGTATGAATTTATAAATCAAATCATACGGTATGAATATTCAAGAACTTATTTTGGCAGGGCTGCAACAAAAATTCACTGGGGTAGATACTGCTATATTAACCCGAATTGCCACCAAAAAGGCAGAGGGTATAACGGACGAGACAAAGATAAACTCTATTGTTGAGGGTATCAGCTTTTCGGACGTGCTCAATTCCTATGGTGATTTCCGTGCCGGGGATGCTTCTAAAACGGCAGTGATTAACTACGAAAAGAAGCATGGACTGAAAGAAGGAAAGCCAATCGAGAATCCTAATCCCAATCCGAAACCGGAAGAAAAGCCGGACGACATGGCTACCATCATTGCCAACGCAGTGAGCGCAGCCGTTAAACCTCTCTCTGATGAACTTGCCCAGTTCAAGGCAGAGAAGTCGCAGGCTATCCGTCAAGAGCAAATTTTGGCAAAGGCAAAGGAGTATGGTATTCCCGAAACATTCGCTAAACGTTATGCTATTTCTGATGATGCGGACTTAGATACCTACTTCAAGGACGTAAAGCAGGAATTTGCCAATATCGGCTTTAGCGGTGTAACCCCTCCCGAATCAGCAGAGCAGAAGATTGAGAAGGAAAACGAATCAATTGCCGGAATGATTTCGGAAGGAACAAAAACTATTGTTGAATCTAAAAAGTAAATTAAATGGCAGCAGGTACACATTATGACTTGAAACCGGATTATAAGCCGGAAGAGTTTTACCGTGTAGAAACAGGGGTTAGAAAGAGTGGACCGTGGAAGTTGGATATTGCCAACCTCACAGTAGGTTATTTTTTGCCTGTATTTACCCCGGTACAGGCTGATTTGGTAAAGCGTACCATTGTTCCTGTTCGTAACGTGAAAGTTGTAGAGGCTTACACAACAGGAGTAGATGCTTTATCTATCAAAATTGCAAAGGAATCGTTGGCTTATGTCGGCATGTTTATTGGAAGTGGTAAGAAAGGCGCGAAGATAACCGCTATTGACAAGGGTAACAAGGGTTATGATATTCTGTCTATTGAAGCTGTTTTTGGTGAAAACATCGCAAAGGATGCAGTTTTATTTGAAGCGACTGCAGTAGCGGGCACAGTGAAAAAGAATACAGCGAACTTCGTTCTTTATGATGCGAAGAAAGTTGAGAGCGATGGAGCCGTTCTTTGCACCCTTCTGATGCAGGCTTACGAAGTGAAAGAAAGTAAGTTGGTTCTTCCAATTCATGAACTGGATAAAGTAGGGCTGACCTCTCGTTTCCAGTTTGAGTATTAATTCTAAAAAAGTTTAGATATGAATTTGACCATACAAACTTTATTTTCCGACCCTTTTATTGTGAACGCAGTTATTGACCGCGTTTTGCAAACAAGACAGGATAGAATCTATTGGCAGCAGTACGGATCATTCCTCGAAACCAAGACCCGTGTGTTCAAGACATATTTAGGAACGGTTACAGGTGTGATGGCTGGTTCTATCATTGGGAAAAATGACCAGAAGCCTATCCGTGAGAGACGTTCTCTTGGAAGCGGCTATACCGAAATTGCTTATTTAGGAGATAGATATCAAATAGATGTGGAGAGATTGTCCCAATTAGAAGACATTCTTAATAAGTTCAATGCGGCTAATACGGCTGACCAGCGCACTATCCTGAACGAGATTATCGACTTCATCTATGATGACTATCGTCAAATTCTGCTTGCTCCGCACAAGCGTATGGATATTGTCACTGGTGAGCTGTTGATGACCGGTAAGGCTAAAGTGCATTTGGCAGACAACAAAGAGAATATTGAATTGCTTGATATTGACCTGCCGTTCCATTTCATCACTCCCGAAGCCGCTGTTAAGGATAAGTTCATTTCTTATCTGAAAGAGCAAATTGAAGCGTTGAAAATCAAATACGGTGTATTCTCCAAGATGATTATGTCTCGTGGTACGTTCAATAAGAACATTGTCGGCAGTAAGGAGTTCGGAGAAACATTCAAGATGCTTCTCGGTGCTAACCAGTTCTATGTGAGCGGTGGCTTGATTACTTCACAGATGGCGTCAAGCGTGTTTACAGGCATCGGACTTCCTACCATCGAAATCAAGGAGGACTACGTTGAAAATCAGAACGGCGAGAACGTGCAGATTTACGCAGACAACCGCATTACTCTGTTGCAGAGTGACAATGTGATGCGTATGCGCCACCATAGACCGTATGTGATGACCGACCCGGTTCCGGGACGTAACTACACACAATCAGAGGGACAGATGTCTATCTGTAACTATCGTGACGGGGAGGGTAGATACATGGAATACACTGCAGAGTGGATTCCTGAATTTATCGCTCCCAACAAGATTGTGAACATTGACCTTTCAACGATGAACGTATGACGGTAAACGAATACATATCACAGAAGTTTCAGTCTTTCGGCATTAACTTGTCGGAAGCTGACCTCTTTGATATTGTAGAAGGCGCAGGATTAGATAATGGTGATATTGAACGAGATAAAAGCAACAAAGCTCGTATCTCCGTAGCTATTGCAAAGTTCATTCCCTCTCTATTGCTTCGTGCCACTTCAATCAGTGAAAGCGGTTTCTCAATGTCTTGGAACATTCAAGGTATCAAGGACTACTATTCATTTCTGTGCAAACAGTACGGATTGAAAGACGAGTTGAGCAACAAACCCAAAGTAATCTTCTTATGATATTCGCTCCACACATATTGCAGGTAAAGGTTATCACTCCGATGGAAAAGGATGAGTTTGGCAGACCTATCCCTGGTACGGGTGGTGAGAGCTGGCAGGATGTATGTAAGTGCCGTTGTGATGATAACACTACCAAAGAGTTTTCATCTGATAACGGCTCTGTGTACCGTCCGAACTATCATGTGGTGTGCGAGAAGAGGGTCACTATTAAGGCAGGGGATGAAGTCCGCTGCATGGAGGGTGAGGTGGTGAGAGGTCAAGGCGAGGTTTACACGGTTAAGAGTACGAACTACTTTAACTATTCTGAACTATGGATGTAGATTTCGATTTCTCCGATGTCGATTCCTTTTTCGATGAAGGAGAATGGGAAGTCGAGAAGGAGATGATTGATGTGGGCGATGAAGCTGTGAAGTACGCGGAGGAACACGGCAGCTATCAAGACCACACGCTCACTTTGAGAACGTCCAACAAGTATGATGTGGATAAGGATTGTTTGACACTCTATAACGATGCAGAATCACCGAAAGGTTATCAATATGCGTCTAACGTGGAATCGAAAGGATTTGATGTTTTGAGTGGCGCCGCTCTATATGCGGAGAAACGATTAAAAGAAGAATTTGAATGATAGTAACTACCGACATAGGAAATATTCTCTATCGGGATTGCAAGGCTTTCGGGATAGATATCGTACCAGCAGGGGAAACGCTGACTGGTGAATTGAAGTCTGAAAGGATTGTCATTCACACGAAGAAGCAACAGCCGGGCACTTATTGGAAGAAGTCTTTTGCTGAGGTGAATTTTTGTGTTCCTGATTTGAGCGAGAATGAAGCGAACGCCATCCGCCTTAATGAACTTGAAAGAGAAGCCATGAAACATTTCGATGATGTGGTAAGCACCTATGACGGTACTACCTACAATTACTCTATCGAATCAATCGGTACGGAAAAAGACACAGCTTTGAAGTGTCACTATGTGAATGCGAGAATTTTATTTGAAGTATTAAATGTAAAATGATATGAAACCATTTATAGGAATTAAGAAAATTTGGTATGGTGAACCTATTGAATCGCCCCTTACTGCGTCTGCATTGAAAACGTGGCTCAGTAGTGCTACCGAAGTGAAGAACTCCCATCAAGATACATGGGGATATACAGAGGATGATCCATCCGTTACGGACTATATCAATGAGTTAACGGGAAAAACGTATTACCGTGATATAACAGCTAATGGGGCAAAAACAATAGCGTTTACACTCGGTGAATATGGGTTTGAAGATAAAGTAGCTTTACAAGGAGGAAAGTTGGTCGGATCAGGTGACGGATGGGAAGCACCTGAAAACCCAGAACTTGTTTATAAAGCAGTTGTTGGTATGACAAAAACAGGAAACTATGTTGTGTTCACTTATGCCGGTATCGTTGGAAAAACAAACTTTGTGGAGAAAAATATGGGACTTGGCGTTTCCGCTGTAGCTATGGATAATCCGAATGATGGAGTCTCTGACGAATATTGGTTTAACGGAGAAAAGGTTGATACTCCATCGGAAGTATCTTTACAATCTTTAAGAGCAAAATCCGTGGATTAAACTTTTGGTGGTTTAAGGTTAAGTTTTCAGGATGGCGGTGGGTGGTTGCTCACCGTCTTTTTTAGACTAAAAAAATTATGGATAACGCTGCAAAAATAGTAAATAGTGCTGTTCTCGGGATGGATTTTGAAACGGTAATAGTAAATAGCAAAGCATACGTGATTAATCCTCCTACGATTCATAAAATAGCTGGTGTAGGATATTATCTGTCCGATTTGAAGGATGCAATTACGGTCATGGATATGCTTCGCTCACTGAAAGATGTAAAAATGGCTTCTCATGCTCTTTCATGGCTCATAATAGGGAATGAAAGCCTTAGCGAAGAATTGTCGAAAGGAACATTTGATGAGGTGGTAGAAGCATTGGCGATAGGTCTTTCCATGATTTCCGCAGAAAATTTTTGCAGGCTGTCAGTTTTAGCCAAGAACGTAGCAAATCTGACAGCAAAACAGAAGTAATAGGCAATAACTGCCTGCTCGGACAGATTGCATCGTTTATGGAAAATCTGCATCTGTCTTACGATGAAGTGGTAAATCAAATTCCATATAGAAACTTAGTAATAATGCAAAAAGACAAACTTCACACCGCATATGGAGAGGTTATGGAAGAAATGTCAGAAGAAGAGTTTTTCAAAAGGAAAGGTAATAATCCATTGAAGTAAAAATGGTAACGGGTATAATAAAAGCCGGAGGAATCCGGCTTTTATTATACAGTATAACCTATTAGTGAATCAATATCATTTATTATGGCTGGTTTTTTAAAATCTTTTTCCATTTGCTTTTGTACAAGATGAAAAGGACAATGGAAATTATTGATTATACAAAGAGTATCCTCATCTGCTTCATTGCAGACGTGTATCTTATTGTTACAAATAGTAAACCTATAAGAGTTAACAATTATTGGCCAAGATGTATTATTTGTGTCAAAATATAACTCGTCAACTTCAAAATCTTGTAAATTGATACGTTCTTTTTTACTATTCCGTATTGTAATTAATTTTTTAAAACTGTCATAACATACAAAAATATGTGGTGTATGTTTGTATTTAATAATGCTTATTCCGGGTACTAATTCGTTAATGTTTACCATACTCTTATTCCTCCATTTTAAACTTAGTATGACATACGGGGCAGGTAGATGATTTCATAAGAGTGTATTTTTTAAGTTTCTAACGAAATTATTTATTACACTCTCATACTTTTGGTATATAGATTCATAATCTTCATTTGCTATGGATTGATATTCGTCTATAAATATTTTACAAATATTGTATAATTTTGGAGACCACCCTCTCATTTTCTTATATGCCTTAGAATAATCCCTAATATAATTAACAGGAGAACGTAAACCAATATATTTAGATATGTAATAACTAATCGCGTAATCATCTGGTACATTGTTTTCAAACTTATACCATAAAAAAGACTCTATATCTTTATTGAATTTATTTTCGCAATAATCAATAACAAACTCATTATCTTTATATCCCATATCTTTAAAGTCATTATATATAATGATATGGTCAAGGAAGTTATGAATGTACATAAGATTGTCTTCTGATATATTTAAAACCTCATGTAATTTTTGTTTTACAGTGCTGTCAAGTAAAGCCTGTCTGTTATTTATGCCATACGATAATAGTGAAAAGTGTAATAGCTCATGCGTGAAAAGAGCTTTGTTGATATGGCTGTTTTCAGGTATTAAAAAATCGGCAAACTTATCCCGGACATTCACAACAATAGATTTCTGATTATAATAGAAAAAAGAAAATGAGTATTCATTTCTTAACTCATCATACAATTTTTTCCCGTTTTCATCAAAGAATTTATCTATAACATTAATTTCATCTGTATTAATCGGATAACGTACTATATTTGTTGGGTCAAATTCCATGTCTTATTTGTTCCTGTTAATTATTACATTCATAAGTCCTACAATCTCATTCACTTTTGCTCCGTCTGTTCCAAGAGGGATTTTTACTATCGGTTCTGCTAAGCTATTAATATTAATGATAATAGTGTAGTCATGTACAATTTTGTCATTTTCCTGTTTAACGGTAGTTTCTTTTCTTGCAGTGGCTCCACCAATGACAGCACCAACTCCACCTGTTAAGACACCTCCAACAACAGCTCGTTTCGCCATATTACCTGTACTTGTTTTGGTTTCATAAGAGACACTTCCTTTTATTATGCGATGATTGTCACTAAAAGTACAACTTAAAATATCACTCATTGGCAAGTCTTTTCCTAAAAGCCAAATTCGATTTACTTTACCGAAAGCTATAATTTCTTTCTCAAGATTCAATTCTTCTAATATAATTGTTTTATCGGGTTGTCCATATTTGGAAACAAGTTCATCTTTTTTTGTATTATATATAGGAGTTTTTCGTTCTATCTCATCTTGCTTTTGAGCTTTTCGTTCCTCCTGTTTACGTTTACGTTCTTCCTCTTTCTTATTTCCGTCTTTAATTGCCGAAGCAAGCACAATTCCGAATATTACAAAAACTGCTACTAAAATCCATCCTAAAGTAGTCCATCCCATTGCAAAACATAAAATGCAGAAGAAAATTAAAAAGAATACCCAAAACATAATCGTGTATTTTTAAGATTAAAACAATGCACAAATGTATATACTATTCTTAACTAACCAACAATTTTCAGCAGATTTTCCAAGTCCGTACGTGATTTTATTGTATAAACCACCCCTTTGTATTCTACGTACCCACATAAATCCTGCTTATCGGTAGAGAATAGCTCAGTGATTGGAACGTTCAAGGCGGTGGCGATTTTTTCCAGTGTTCCAATCGTAGGATTACCACCTAACATTTTAGATAGACTCGCTTGTGCCACGCCAATTTTGCTCGCAATTTCTGCAAGGGTAACTCCTTTGTCCTTGCACACTTCTTTAACTCTTAATTCCATATATAATATATTATAAGTTCTATTTCAATTGCAAAAATACACATTATGTATTATAATCTATTTTTTTGCCATAAAAATACATTGTATTATAATTTATTAACAATAATATCATTGCTGATTATATAATATAATCTATATTTGTATATATAAAAATAGAATATATTATATAACTAATAGACAATAAGCCTTATGAAACGATACAACTTATCTCAAATTATGAAAGATGCTCATAGATTCTATAAAAGTAAATCAAGAATGGGCAGAACTTTTGGTGAATGCTTGAAACTCGCTTGGCGTTGGGCTAAAGACGCTATCAAATTTGCAGAAGAAAGAGAAACTAAGGTAAAGGCTATGTTAGCTAATCAGAAGCCGACCAATCGAACTATTTCTGGTGCTGTTAGCACTCTTACTTGGGACGATTGCTACAACAGAAACAGTAGAGGTTATATGGGTAGTCAGTATTGCGGTGATTAAAGTAAAATAGAAACAAATATAGTCTGCAAGTGGTAGTCTTTGACGTTGACAATAGCGATTAGGTGAGTGCACGCACCAAAGTTGAACCGTCAGCCGGACAAAATTATAAGGTATAAACACATAAAATATAACAATTATGAAAACAGAAGAGATAAACATCGAAGATGTAAAAATCCAGTCAATTCACGAAGATTTATTTAAGGTATTATGCTTGTTAAAGCAATCCCGTAACATCATCCATGAAATAAAGACTAAGGATGAGTTGAAAGACCATTACGAACGCTTAGACCATATTCAAACGGATTTAAACGATGAAACGGCTTGGATTGGCGAAACGATAGGCGATGTGATGAGATGTAGAGTGGATGATTTAGTATAGCACGATTATCCAAAGGCAGCCTGCACGACTTTAAGGCTGCCTTTTATCTGTTTTTTACGACAACGACTTCATTGTCGTGTATGAGATGAAAGAAAATTCTTATTTCGTTTGGATATGAAATAAATTTGCAGAAAAGAAAACAAAGATGTTCTTCGTGGTTGTCGAATATACGATAAGATATTAAAGGCGTTAGATTTAGTCCGTAGACAACCACATTAGACGGATTATTTCTTCGCCTTTCTCTTTTATATGATTCTAAGCGTAGATAGTATCTAAGAGGGTTCAGCAGAAGCGAGTAATGGCGCAACGGGGTTCGATTCCCCATCTGCTACAAATTCAGTCAAATTAAAATCCCCGAAAGCGGAAGTGACTGAGCCGCCAACGGGGATAATAATAAAGTTTAATACTGCAAATGTATGAAAACAAATCAAGAAATGGTGCGATACATTGATAATTTTTCAGTGGTACAGCGCACAAGTGATGGATATTTTGACGGAAGCGAACTTCTTCGGCAGTGGAATAATGTAGAAGGTAATCCGAGAAGAAGGATGTCTGAATTCATTAACAGTCCTAAAGTGAAGGAGTTTTTAAAGGCTCTTGCAGACGATGAAAGCCATAGGTCAAAAATCGACATTGGTGAAAATCAATTAGTTATAAAAGTCAAGGGTAGAAATACCAAAGAAGGCAAAACACCCGATAAAGTTTGGATGAATCCACTTCTGTTTATCAAATTTGCTATGTGGATAAATCCGACTTTTGAAGTCAAGGTATTGCGGTTTGTGTACGATGAAATGATTCGCTATCGAAACGATGCTGGTGATGCTTACAAAGAACTTAGTTCTGCTGTTATGAAGATAGTCCCAAAAGATTTCATGCCGAAAGCCATGCAAAAGGTAGGTGAAGCATTAAACTGGGTCGTATTCAATAATCACGAAAAGATGCTTCGCAACAAACATGGTGATGAAATGAAGCAACGTGAATTATGGCAGCTTGAAAAGAAGGTTGCAGATTTGATAAACGAAGGATTTATAACTAACTTCGACAACCTAATTAGTTATTTGAGAAATCAATATCAAAAGCGAAATTATCCACAAGTGTTTAACTATGCTTCTTGATTATGGAATATAAGAACAAATTAGATCATCTTAATTTAGCGGAACTTGCGGGCGTATTAAATGTGGATATGGAACTACTGCTTAATTCCATAACTCAAAAAAAGGAGATTCATATAAAAGATATACCTATCATAGTGACTTATGGTGATTTGTGTATTATACAAAGAGCATTGTTTGATGCACAAAAAGCATTGCTTGGTTTATTACAAGGCAAAGAAGATGCAATCAAGAAAGCGAATGGTGCTTCTGATGAACTTCATAAACTATTTGAGTATGTGGATAAGGTTCTAATGGATGGTAATATAAGCAAGGAAATTATACATAAACTCGATCCTGCTATTGAAATTCCGAATTGAAAATAATGCGCACCTCATTAGGTTGGGGTGCGCTATTTATATAAACTAAAAATCACTTTATATATGGCAAAACTTGTATTTCGTGTGCAAGCTGATTATGAAGAGGTAATAAAACTTCGTAATGAGATCGCAAAGTTAAAGCAAGAGCTAAAAAGCATGAACGGCACACAGTCTCCTGCTGCTTTTAAGGCTATGAATACTCAATTATCATCATCCACACAACGGATGAATGAACTGGTAAATGAAGCTGCCAAAGCTGGTGCGGTCATGGAGGGTAGTTTTAAAAAGAAAATATTCGATGCTTCCCAATCTGTAAATGGGTTCACTGAAAAAATCATCGCTCAGAAGGCAGTGATTAAGGATATTGAAGCTGATGTAAAACGTCTTGGTGATGCTTATCGTATTGCATTAAAACGAAATCCTCTTTCTGCAAGTGGTAAGCTGGACGAATATAATGCTGCCCGAAAGGCTTTAGATGAAGAAAAGGCGGCTTTATTTGGATTAACCCAGCAACAGGCAGAAGCACGTCTGTCAGTAAAAAAACTACGTGATGAATATGCTCTATACAAGGATGATGCAAAAGAGGTTGTAGAAACTAATAATGGTATCGCTATTTCTTGGAAGAAAGCCTTAGCGGTTATAGGTGGTGCTGGAGTATTAAAGGCATTAGGTTCTGAAATGATTCGTGTCCGTGGCGAGTTTCAGGCTGCTGATACTGCTATTGAAACTTTATTAGGAAACAAAGAGAAAGCCAATACCCTCATGTCACAAGTTCGTGAGTTTGCTAAAGTTTCCCCGCTTGAATTTTCTGATGTAACAGCAGCTACGCAGATGATGCTTGGTTTCAATATCGAAGCCGAAAAAGTACCCCGTTTTCTTTCTGCCATTGGCGATGTTTCTATGGGAAATACGCAGAAGTTTAATTCTCTGACCTTGGCATTCTCTCAAATGTCCGCAGCCGGAAAACTCATGGGGCAAGACTTGAACCAGATGATTAATGCCGGATTCAATCCTTTGCAAACTATGTCTGAAAAGACCGGTAAGTCTATCGCTACACTTAAAGACGAAATGTCTAAGGGCGCTATTTCCGCAGAAATGGTTCAGCAGGCATTTATAGATGCTACTTCAGCAGGTGGCAGATTTTATCAGATGTCCGAAAATGCTTCCAAGGAGATAAACGGTCAGCTTTCCATGATGAACGATGCTATAGACACTGTTTTTAACGAATTGGGGCAGAAGTCGGAAGGTGTAATCATGGATGGTATTCAAATGACTACCTCGCTGATTGAAAACTATGAGACAGTCGGAAAGGTGCTTGCCGGATTGGTGGTTACTTATGGCACATATCGTACTGCTGTGATGCTTACTACTATCGCAACGAGCAAACACACGATAGCCGAGATAGCTCTTACCAACGCTCGTGTATTGGCACGAAAGGCACAAATGGCTTTAAACGCTGCCATGCTTACCAATCCTTATGTCTTGTTGGCTGTTGCAGTCGGAGGGCTTACAACAGCTATGTGGGCATTTCGTGATTCAACAACATCGGCAGAGAAAGCTCAAAAAAGGTTTAATGATCAAAAGGAACAGTCTGTTAAAAAAGAGCAAGAACATAAACAAAGGCTTGAAGATCTGATTTCCGCTATTCAAAACGAATACACCTCTTCTATGGATAGAGTAAAGGCTATGAAAGCTATAAAAGATGAATACCCATCTCTATTTCAAAAATATATAGATGAAAAGGGACATATTAAGGATTTAATAGCTTTATGGAAAGAATACAATGAAGAGGTTGGTAAAGAAAAGATAAAAGAAAACAAATCCAATTACAGTAACTCTCAAAAAATAATTGGTGAATACGGACAAGTTATTGGATTATGGAAAAGGTTTGGAGAAGATCCAAATTTTCATAAAAATAGCTTGAATGAATCAGAGAAACAGCTTGCTGATAAATATAAGAATGAGACTTTATCTACTTTGAGATCGAAGTTAGATGAAGAAAGAAATATTCTCACATCTTATCAAAAAGAAGTCCGTTCTGATGAACTCGCTCAATGGCAACTTGGTTTAAAAGAAAATACTGATGTTCAGATAAAGTCAGAACTGGATGAAATGAAGCGCCTTCAACAAGCAAGAAAGAATAATAAATGGTATTCTTTAAATGTAGGTGTTGGGTCTTTGAAAGGTACGACTACTGAGTCAGAATTGCAAAGCAGAATAGATGTGCTTGAAGCAGAGCTAAAGTCACGTAAAACATCAACCTATAAGCAAGACTATGACAAAGCTAAGAAAGAATGGGAAGACGCAAAAAAGAGACTCTCTGAAATAGAAAAAGACAAATCCAAGTTTACTTCAAAGCAATATGAAGAAGCCAAAAAACGGGAAGAAACGACTGAAAAGGCATATAAAAAACTTGGTGGTTTGACAGGTAGTAAATTAACGAAACAAGAAAATCAAGCCGATAAACTTAGAAAACAGACTGATAAATATAATGTACTTCTTGACAAGCAAGCGTTAGAACAACAACGTTCTGCCGAAGACTTGCAAATGAAAGTTGATGAAGCCCGCATCAAAGCTATGGACGAAGGTTTTGAGAAGACCATTGCCGAAATGGAACTCAACTTTGAAAAAGAGATGCAGGCTATAGACCGCCAGAAAGAGGATGCTTTGCGCAAGAAGATTGAGGATGCCCGTTCTGTATGGGAAGCTGACCCGAAAAACAAAGGTAAGTCATTCGACGCAACTGGTATCAAGCTATCTGATGATGAACAGAAATATTTCGATGAACTGTATAAAGCCGCTATTGCCAATAATGAGAAAACATACAGCGATTTGGCTGATAAATACCTTTCATATACTGATCGGCGATTGGAAATTGAAAAAAAGTTCAACGATGATATTGCCGTATTGCAGGAAGCTCGTAGAAAGGCGGAAGCAAAAGGTGATACCGATGAAGTAGCCAAGATTGGTCGAAGTATTGAAAAACGTATTGAAACTAAAAACGAAGATGTGTTTAAACTTGATGTTGAGCAGTTCAAACAAAGCATGGACTGGGAACAAGTATTCGGCAATCTTGATAAAGTGTCTACGGATACTCTGAAAAAGTTGAAAGCCAATCTGAAAGACTTTATTTCTTCTCAAAAGGACTTGTCCCCCGAAAACTTAAAAGAATTAGTTGATGCCATCGAACGGATTGATGAAAAGGTTTCGGAACGCAATCCCTTTGAAGCGATGAAGACTTCTTTCAAATCTCTTAAAGATGCTACAGATGCCCAACGTGAAGCACAGGAAGCATACAACAAGGCTTTGAAAGAAGGTACTGATGAAGAAAAGAAAAACGCAAAGACCACCCTTGAAAGCGCTAAAAATAACAAACAGAAAGCTTTGACAGAAGCTACTGCCGCTTTGCATAAAGGAGTTGATGAAATAAGTCAGTATGTAAATGCTGGCAATGAGGTTATCGGTATCATGGAGACTTTAGGATTGAATACTCCTAAATGGCTGGAAGATACAATGTCTGGGTTCGGTGAAATGTTAGACGGTCTTGGAAGTATAGATATTACGAAACCGATGTCTATTATTACCGGAGGTCTGCAAACTGTGAAGGGCGCTCTTACTTCCGTGATTTCTTTGGGTGGGTTGATTCCTGGATTAAGTGGTGCTGATTATTCTCGCTACGATGAAATGAAAGCTCAGTATGAAAACATCAATTCTATCTGGGATGAACTGATTAGTAAGAAGAAAGAATACATTGATATTTCCTATGGAACCGAAGCTTTAAAGGCTGGGCAGGAAGCTCTTGATATTATCAAGAAATCCCAAGATGCGCAACGTAATCTTGCCAGAACTTTGGCGCAATCAGGGGCAAGTGCCGGATCGCATTCTATAGCCTACCGGCAAAACGCTGCATTGGGCGGCTATGCTTCAGAACTTTATAGATATGTGCGGCAGAATGGAAACTATAATGATATCACTAATGCCTTACTTGGAGCTTCTGCCGAACAGTTGCAAAAGGTGAAAGAGCAGATGCCTGAATTATGGGCAGGACTTGATGGCGATTTTCGCGAACATTTGAATAACATCATTAGCGGTGCTGAACAGGCGAAAGAGGTTCTTGAACAAATGAAAGAAGCTGTTGCCGGGATAAGCTTTGATGAATTTCGTAGTGGGTATATTGATTTGTTATCAGACTTGGATAGTACTAATGAAGACTTTGCCGATAACTTTGAAAAGTATTTGCAGAAATCTATTTTTGAGTCTTTATTGGCAAATAAGTACAAGGAACGAATACAGGCTTTATATGACACTTGGGTTGAGTATGGGAAAGACGGCCTAACACCTGATGAGGTTCAAAAACTTCGTGATATGCAGGAACAGCTATCAGAAAGTTTGTTGGCCGAACGTGATAAAATAATGAGTGATTTTGGTTTTACTACAAATGGATCAGAATCTAAGTCATCTACATCCAAAGGTTTTTCTACTATGTCACAGGATACAGGGGAGGAATTAAACGGCCGGTTTACTGCATTACAAATTGCTGGAGAAGAAATTAAGAATCAGAATGCTATTCAAGTACAATCACTAAATCTTCTCACAATGAAATCAGAAGACATATTTCGTGTAAATACGGAGATAAGAAACATCGCTGACGATACTCGTGATCTGATAGCACAATCTTATCTTGAACTGGTACAGATTTCAGAGAATACAGGTGCTATTGTAAAGCCTGTCATTCAGATGCAGAAAGATATTGCAGAAGTAAAGAAGAACACATCAAAATTATAGATTATGGCAGATTTATTGATAAATGGTAAAGACGCTTACACATTCTGGGGGGTAAGAATGGGAGAGGGATTTCTTGATGTAATTGGGGCATCTGCTCCCATGAAGGATTTTATTGAGAACAAAAGTCGACTTGAACATGGGAAACGGGTAATAATCAATGAGCCTAAAGTCGATGAGAGGGAAATAACTCTTTCGTTCACTATTGAGGGTAGTTCTCAGTCCGATTATCAATCAAAGAGAAAAGCTTTCTTTGATGAACTTTATAAAGGTAAGGTTGATGTTCAAGTTCCGGCTAATAGTAACGATATTTATCATCTAATTTATCTTGGGAAAAGTATCGCTTATGCGCAGAGTTCAGATCGGACGTTCGGGAAGATATCGAGCAAGTTTTGCGAACCTAATCCAGCATTACGAATCTAATTTACGACATTAATTGCATTGTCGTGTATGGAAGCCTTAATTGTTAGGGCTTCTTTTTTTTGTCATTTAACTTTGGCACTATGAATGAGGTGAAAGTCAAAGACATATCAGGAAATGAGATTTTTTCAACTCCTATAGATTCAGGCAGTAAGAGAAAGTTTCAGTTAATGAAGGAAGACTACGTTATTTTAAAGTTTTCCCTCGTTGATCCGGTTTTCTTTAAATTAGGTTATTATATTGATCTTCCCAATGACCCTACCGGCCTATTTGATATTGTAGATTTGCAAAAGCCTACATACAACGATTCTACCGGTGGTTACGATTACGAACTACGTCTTGACGCTTATTATTGGAAATGGAAGAATAAAAAATTCTTCTACACTCCCGAAAATGCCGGACGTGAGGCCGGATGGAGTCTGACCGCCGGCCTTGACATTCATTTGAATGTATTCCTGAGAAATCTTTCCGTATTAGAATATGATTACAGGGGTACAGCGTTTGAATTTGAAATAGACTATAGTGTGGTTTCCCAATCAGCCAAACTTGTTACCTATGACAATACCAATCTTATCGATGCCCTTTCCCTGATGGCTGAGACATGGGAATGTGAATGGTGGATAACCAACCATGTCATTCATTTCGGTAAGTGCGAGTTTGGTGATCCTGTCGATTTGGAATTAGGGGTGAACGTAGAGGCGATGGAACGTAGCGACAGTCAGAGTACTTATGCTACCCGTATCTATGCTTTTGGCTCTACACGCAACATTCCGGAGTCGTATCGTAAGAAACTCGTTTTTGATGTGAAGTCGGTCGATGGAAGGAGGATTTCCGATACGTCAAGAAAACTGGATGCCGAGTATTTTCCGGTAAGCTCTTATAGAAATGACGATGATATTGTTTTGTCTTACGAAAAGCCTTATTCGGTAATGACAAACAGCCCTGCCAAGTATAGTGTATTGATTCTGGTATCCAAGAATATGCCGGCCGGGAAATATAGCATTCAAGCGGATAATATAACAGCCGGAATAACAGACCCTAACCAAGTCGGGCTTACTGTTCGTAACTTCAAGAGTACATTTAGTATAGAATATGTAACGGGAGGAGAGACGAAGCAGATTGAGATACAGACAAAAACAGAGGAGCGGGAAGGCAAGTATACCCCTACGGTTAAGTTTGATAACGCCATATTCACGCTTGAAGGCGATGCATCGGAATGTAGTATACGCATTGACTCATCTGTAGAATTCATAATCGATGAAGCAAATATACATTTCAATATTGCTTGCTACGGTGTAGTAAAGAATGAGAATAAAGGTGCTGATGTTACTGTCACTTTTATCTCAGGAGGTAATGCCGGTAAAACATTTGATGCGGTATATAATCCGGAATACAAAGCTGGCGAAGAATCGAATGTGATAGAGTTACCCGAAGGAGTCACAGCATCTTCTGGTGATATGTACACGATTGATAACATCATCAAAGGGAAAGTCCCCACCAATTATTTCAGTAAGGATGATGCTGAATTGACGGTTAGCGGTGTTGTACAGAAACGCTTGATGCTTCCTTCTGATGTCCCTTACGTAGATGCCTATCGCTACAGCCCTACGGGTGAACGTATATATATTGGAGATTCACGTTATGACAGCCCGTATAATGTGGAAATGCCCGTAGAGGAAGCCGTTGAAGAAATAGTCGTTTTTGAGGATGAGTACGCAAAATATATCGGTTCCACAACAGAAGTTCCGGAACCGGATATTGTCGAGGAAGAGGACAGCGAAGGGAATAAGACAGGCAATACGCATCTTGTGTACACATTCAAAGATACAGGGCTTAAGGACTTCGATAATAATTATCGTATAAAAGGTGAAGATATCCGTGTGATATTCCAAACCGGCAAATTGGCAGGTCTTGATTTTGTTGTAGAGCTGAAAGGTAGCGGTGATAGTGGTACTACTTTCGAAATTGTCCCGAATGAAGACTACGGCCGTTTGTTACCGGACGATATACTTTTTCCTCAGTCGGCTCATGTGGAAGATGGGAAAGAAATACCGGCTGATACTTACATCCTTTATGGGTTTGATACCGCATTCCTCTCGGAAGACATGCGTCCTAATGCGGAAAAAGAATTGCTCTCGACCACTCAGAAGTATATAAAAAAAACTATGGTAGACCCGTCTACTTATAGTTGTACAATGATGTCTGATGTTGTATACGATAAAGACGGCAATCATAAGCTCTTTGAAGCAGGAGACCGGGTGAATCTTATCAATAAAGGGTATTTTGAAAATGGTCGTCAATCCCGTGTAATCGGATTTGAATATAATCTTGATATCCCTTATGATTCCCCTGTTTATATGGTTGGGGAAACAGCTCCGTATTCGTTAATCGGAGAGATAGAAAGCAAGATTGACTCTTTGGCTTACAAAGGGCAGACATACAATAGTAACACATCCATAAGTGGAGGCGGGACAAGTGTGTATGTGATTGGAGTTAATGATAATACTGCTCCTTCAGATAGAAATGTCTTTTCTGCAAAGAACTCTCTTTCAAAGTTTCTTCGAAAAGATGTTCCAAATTCTGCCGAAGAACTTATTACTTTCATAAAAGGCTTGATATCTCAAGGCTTGGTCACCGCAGGCGGCGGTATTCAGTTGGGTGAGAGTTTTGCCGGCGGTATAACCGGACATGGCGGTCTCTTTACTGCAGGCGGACATGGTGAGCTCAGATCCTTGCGTGTCAATGAATGGTTTGAAACTTCTGAATTCAGGTACAACTATGTGGACGTCACCACCGGCGAGCAGTGGTCTGCCCCGGGTGGTGGTATCGTAGAATCAGTTGTAATGGATACCGATCCGGAAGGGAATGAATTGAATACCGGTGTGGTGACCTTGAAACTGGAAGCCGGCCAGATTGGCGCGGTCGCTTTCGATGACCTGGCCATGGGCATGTATCATTTTGAGAGCGGGAATGCTACGGAGGATTACGATGACGGAAAGGGCAACCGCCGGTTCTCCGGGTTCACTACTGTGTTTTTCCGTATTACTGAGATTATAGAATCGGGACTCAACAGCAAATTCCGTTTTGAGCTTCGTAGCGTTTCGGATAACTATCCCAATCCCGTGCCGCCTACCGCAATGATGCACTTCGTATGTTTTGGCAATGTGAGCAATAAGTCTCGTCAGTCAAGTATGTACCAGACGCGCACATATACAAGGTATCTTAAGAATGTGGACTGGTGGGAATTCTCATTCGGTAACATCGCAATGCAGTTCGGGGACCTTTCCAACCTGTCCGTATTCGGGGCGGACATGACTGGGTATTCCGCTTATGTCGATAGCTTGTATTTTACCGGCAAGATAGAGCAACTTGAAAAGATCGTTGAAGATACGCTTGGCGACGGTGACTTGCGCATGGAGATCACCTCAAGTGACGGAAACTTTATTGTCGACAATAAGATAGATACCACCCTGACGGCTAAAGTGCTACGCTATTTCAACAACGTGACATCTGATGTTACAAAGTGGGAATGGACTCGTGAATCCGGGACATCCTTAGCTGACATTGCAAGCGACGCTATATGGAATGACAACAACTCATCCGCCCGTGAAAGCGTGCACATTACAGAAGGCGATGTTCCTACCGATTCGGTAAAATTTATTTGTGAAGCGACAATAGGCACGGTAAAGGTGAGGGAAGAGATGAAACTAATTTAAAAAATATAAGTCATGGAAGTAAAAACATTAAAGAGAAAAAGGACAGGGAATCGCATCAGGGTAATAACCAATTGCAGATTCGCTCCGAACAAAGAATTGTCCGAAACGAATCGCAATGTAGTGATAAAGAAACTAAGGTTTACTGACACTAAAGAGAGCTAAATGTTTGCACCTTCTACATTGGTATGCTATGCATGTTTGGAGTTCTACTTGATCTTCTAAAAAATCACCTACATAGGAATAGCTCGGAAGATTAAATCGTGTATCCAAAAAGTCATGTTCGGCACATCCGCAATAAGGACATTTCGCCTCTTTGAGTTTTGGCTCTAATTCTGTTATGATTTCGGCCAATTCTAATTGAGTAAATTTCATAATAATGATGTTTTAAATGTGACATGCAAAAGTAATAATAATCAGGGTATACTTTTCATTTCAAATGATAAAGTTTTAAATGTGACAGTTTATAAATCTTTGGAGGAAGTTTACCCTTTATTCTTTAAATAATAAAATTATATGGCAGTATTAAACAGAGTTTACTCCCCGTTGCGCACCCAATTCTCAATGGATGTCGTGGAGGGAACATTAACGCAGGAGTATGATGCTAATAACAAAATCTATACCCCTGACAGACGCATACGCCCTACGGCGGTACTTCCTGTATGCAGCATCACAGACCCATCAGGAATGATTGAGGACGGAATAGTAAACCGGTACATCACGGATATAAAGTGGTATGAGAACGGTAATAAAGACTCAAATGTAATATCACCGACAAGTATACATTATAAGATAGATTATTCTTCTGACACAAACAACAGGGGAAGAATAACAATATATAAGAATGTAAACTCGGATAATCCTATTGCACTGTTTTTTACGGCAAACTATGCAGATATTGTAAATGGAAAAGTGCGCAGGAAAGTTTCCTTTTGGGGCACTGTAGTATTATCTTCCAGCGTATCAGCTTCTTCACCGATTGTACTCAAAACGGAAACTCTAAGAGGGACAAAATACAATCCCCTTTCCAGCTTGAAGTACATGACCCTATCCGCCGACCTGTATTCAGGAAATACTATCATACCGGCAGCCTTCTGGTGGTACAAGAAAGAAAACGGACAGGAGAATCTGATTACCGATTATGTCGGGCACAACCTTCGTGAACTGCAAGTCCCTTCCTCCAGTTTGAAGATAGGTTCTCTGAACAATTACGTCTGCAAGGTACAGGACTGTCGTCAGAATTTGACGGATGTCCGCAATGAGTACTTGCAGGAGGAACTTGACAAAATATCCGACTACCCGCGCAATCTGCTTGCCAAGCAATACTTTCTCGATCTGAACGATGAGGTTCAGCCCGGTGTAGTAACGGAGGGAGAAGATGCGGACGGGAAGTACATTTGTGTGCCTAACCCAGCGAAATTACGTGTTTATGTAGGTGGAAATGAACAACGTGATTTATTCTCCGGAAAGATGTCTTTCAAGGAGAATACAGCATATGTTCTACGTGTTGTTGGAAGATATGTTTCTGAGGTAGAAACTCAATGGGGCTTTGCATTTATGATAGTGTACACGGACGGTACAGTTTCGTCGGCATTACGATTTGACTACAAGGCTAATAAAAAAACAGAGGCTATATATATAAGTGATTCTGGAAAGACGATATCACATATTTCTTGTACATATGGATTTGGCATTCCGTCTTACATCTACGGTATCCAGATCACCGAAGACTACAACTACAACCTGCTTGAAGGGGATACGGAAGAGGTAACAGTTAATATTGAAGATAATGGAACCAGTTCGGATAATTATAAACTTGCTGCAAGAAATATTTCAAAATCTCTAAATGCTGGCAATAAAGTAACTGTTTCAATAGGAGACGTTGTTAATTTGAAAGGTGAATCTACTGAATATACAGTTCTTATATATCAAATAAAAGAAAGTGGGAATCAAAATGTAGGTAGTGTTCTTTCTGCGTATAAAAAAACTTCGATATTAACTATTCCCAGTAGTTTTGATTCGACTAACCCCTGTATATTATATTTATATGCAGGCAAATCAGGGGCTACAGCGGGTAACTCTGTCAAGTACAGTAACGTCCAACTCCTTGAAGGCGAGTACGCTTGGAATGTGCTTGAGAAAGAAATCGAGGAAGTAACTATCGAATCAAGGGCAAATTCGAATCAGTATGTAAAAATTAATATACCCAATGAACTAAAAGTTGGTGAAAAATACACGTTAGAAGTAGGCGACATTATTAATATAGAAGGTACTCCAGATAGGTATACAGCGATGCTATACCAATTTGAGGATATAAATGAATCAGTATCTACAGAGAAAGCAGAACTTTCTCAGGATAAGAAGACTTTTACATTTATTATACAAAATAATTATAACCATAATCTTCCGGTATATCTTCTACTATATGCCGGCATGTTCGGAGCCACAAAGGGCAATATTATACAATACAAGAATATCCGTCTCCTGTATGGTGAAACAGTCCTTCCGTCCATACCTTCATATACCCCCCACTTCATCCCATCCGCACCGGACATTGAAGTAGCATCGGAAGCCATCCAATTGCCGGAAGGTTACCGGCCGGACGTGCAAGGAAAGACGATCAATCATGAATTCGCTCTTACTTCCGAAATGCCGGCATATAACGTCAAAGTAGTAACTCCTTATGGCGATGACTCCGATGTGATTTCTATCCCAAACAATGTGAAGTTATTCCCCGCTTGGATACAGGTGGACGTTGCCGGTATAGGGACATTGGATAATCCGGAAAGATACTTCTCTGCAGATTGGGGCAATGGCTTGAAGGGCATGAATGTTCTTTTGGATGCTGATGATATCGGATTGGGTGTGCAGGAGGTAGAACCGGACGTGGTTGAAGGGATGGAGCATGTGAAGTATGGATTAGCTGGCTATTTCGCTGCTCCTACTTCTAACTTAGAAAAAATAGAAACAGGAACGAGATTTGTATTTGAAGATGCTGCCTGCATTGTGACTTCCAATAGGCGATATTCTATTAGATTAAATGGTTACGGAGTATATTCTACTTTAGCTGCATCTGGAAATCTTAAATATGGAATTATATTCGGTGGTGTAATATACTACGTCGATAAAACATTTTCTGGTAGTTATCCTCATCGAGTGGAGTTTACTATAGGAGATTCTTTAGAAACTTCTATAGTCGTTATTAATGGTATAGAATATACCCCTGCTGTTAATGTCGGTAATTCTGAAAATAATCAATTTTATGTTGAAAGTGAGCGTATCGTTTCTTTAATTGAAATATATCAAGATGATACTCTCATTCATAAATGGGATTTCGAAGGTTCCATTTCCGCCGAGAGACTATCAGATAAAGCGGAAACAGAAAATAAGATATCAATAGTAATGGGGGATGGATCAGAATTTATCCCCGTATAACAAAAATCAAAAATTATGGCAAGATACATATTTATAGACAGAAAGACAGCCCTTGAAAAAGGGCTTATCACCTCAGAGTCTGCATGCCGTCAGAATGCAACGACAGTGGTGTTGATCGAGGATGAACTTAAAAAGCTCGGTGATGACGTTGACAAAGTGATTGCGGCACTTGGTGCTACTGCGATGAATACCACGCAGGCATTACGGGAACTTCAGAAAAGAGAATGGAATTAAAGTATAAATAACAGAAAGGAGTTTTTATGGGAACAGCAAGAGGTAGTGTAGTACTAAGGAGAATAAGAAATACAGGAATGTTATCCCTGCAGTTGTTTACCGAAGGAGGCCGTCCTTTGAAACAGACTGTTACTGGAAATATGGTCAATGATGATTGGACTCAGGAAGGTAATCATCCGAAAGTATATCCATTGGCCCAGTATTCGAGATATTCAGATTTTATCTCTGAATTTGTAAGTGTTGAATGGCGTTATGACGGCGTACTTATTTCGGATTCGGATGAGCGTTTTGATCTTACACAAACGGTATCTTATGGAAGTGTTCAAATTCCATGTCTTACAATCAAGGCGAATTTGGCTCTTGATATGACAAGTTTTAAATTAATATCCTGTACTGCTGTAGTAAATATTGATGGTATTAATGAGAATGTATCTGCTACTATTGAAGTAAGCAGGGACCCGGGATCAGAAGCTACATATTTGGGATATATTGCACTTGATCCTCCTGTATTCGATGCATCTATCACAGAAATACAAGCTACTGCCAAATTGGAAAAAGGAGGTGATCCCATTTCTAATTTTAGCGTAAGCTGGTATTGGGTAGCACCTAATGATACCGATGGTACTGTTGATGGACTTGAAGAGATTGAAAGTAAAACCAATCCTTTAATCATTAAAAGTTCTGATGTTGACACTCGTGGCGTACTTGTCGCTAAGTTTATCATAAACGGAGCAGAGCAATACTCTGCTTTTGTACCAGTAGAGGACAGATCAGACCCTTACGTAATGGATTTTTCATATGACACTCCGTTTGAAGGAGTATTAGATGAGGAAAACGGAATAACCACTACGGTAAGAGTTGTACATAGGGATTCAAGGGTGGAAGCCACTCAATTCAAATGGTTTGCTTTTGCATTGATGAATGGTTCTGATTATATAAATGGTACTGGAGGCTCTAAACTACAGAACAATTCCTTCAAGACTACAAACGACGATTTCAATAAAGCTAAAAGCGATAATTTGAATCTTGAAATTGAAGCGTCAGATACTTCTAATTAATTATGAGATCGAGAGGTAGTGTTGTTTTAAAAAGAATTCCCCGTACCCCTACAGTATCAATCCTGCCGGGGGAACGGGTGTTCCATAAGCTTCCTGACGGGACTTATGAGCCGGCTACGATCACGCTCGAAGCTGTGGTAAACAATGTCGATAACCCTAAATACCAGTGGGGACGCATTGTTGGAGGCAGCTTCCAGCCGTATTATGTAGTATACAGCCATATGATTGCTTCTCCGGTGCATGCCGGTGTGGTAGCCGTTAAGGTCACGGGTGACAATGTACCAAACGCGATAATTGCTTCCGAGACACTTACCATAGTGGAAGATGGCGTGTCACCGGTGCAGTACAAGATCGTGGTCAAACAATTAAATCGTGTCGTAGATTCGATTTCTTGTGATGCCAATGGCAATCCCAAACTGTATTATCAGGCGACGGCATATCTGTATAAGATAACCGGAGACATCGAGGAACTTTGTGAGGATTTTAATTGCGTAGTCGTTTACTATAAGAATGGCACACAGACGGACACAAGCATCAGCACCTCCCCGTCGGGCAGCTATGTTTTTGACGTATCCGGTGATTATGATTTGATCCGTGTCGGTTTTGTTGATTTGGAATCGGGCAAAGACATCATAGAGACCAGTCTGGCGAAAGTATATGACGGTGCTCCGGCAGTGCAGTACAGCATTGAGATATTGCAAAAAGGGAAATCTGTATCCACGATAGCCAGTGACGCGGAAGGATATCCCAAGTTGGAACCGTATGCCATTGCGAGGCTTTATAAAAAGGTCGGCAATGCTGATAGGACTTTGTGTTCAGATTTCTATTGCAAGGTAGCGTCAATGAATACAGAGGATGATATCAGTAACGAAGAGGAAAGCGGTGTTCCTGTATCGGATTATGAATTTGAAGTAGCGGACAATTACTATAACAGTTTTGCCGTATCGTTTTTTGACAAGGAATCTAAAAAGACGGTTGCAGAGCATTCGATAAGCAGAACCTATGACGGATCAACGGGTGAGAACGGATATACATATCGGTCACGAGGCATGTTTACCAGTGGTGAAACCTATGTATGGAATAGCGAGTACCGTGATATCGTGTTCTCATGGTTCAACGAAAAGTTGCATGCGTTCCGTGTCAGGAACAAAGGAACTTCTGTGACAGTTCCCCCTACTTCTTCCAATGGCGATGATAATTGGGATGTCGCCAACGATTTGAAATTTGTAGCTACCGATCTGCTTTTGGCGCAAAACGCGGTAGTGGATGTGCTCGGTACGTCCAAAATCTACATAGGCAATCTTGACAAGACCGAAGGATGGGAAATGACCAAAGGAGCAATCAAGCATACCGGCACGGGACTCGAATTGACCAAGGACGGAAAGTTGTCCGCGCCTGAAGGTGGGATAACAATAGGTACAAAATCCGTTGAAGGCATGATTGACGATATTCATATCGGAGGCAGGAATTATGCCCGCGGCACATCCGATGAATGGAGTGAGAGTGTTACATTGGAGGGTAGCACAAATCAGACATTTTCTTTGTATGACTGTTACCTTACCGATGTAAAGGCCGGGGATGTCGTATGTTTTTCCTTTAGCCTTGAATACAGCAACATAGTAAAGAACTCGAATCCCATATTCCAATTGCAAGCTCCGGGAAGTGATACAGGATGGGACAATGGTGGTATGAACGCTAATATTCTTCCGTTTGTTCAGGCAAGTAGTGGTACTGTCCGTGTTGTTGCGTTCTATACTGTCACAGAATACCAGCTAAACAATAAGTATTGGCCGGTTGATATCCGTTGCGACAACATGACTGGAAGTGTTCGATACAAGAGTTTCAAATTCGAGATAGGAACAAAGCCTACGGACTGGTCACTTGCTCCGGAGGATTATGTCGAGACGGGGATTGACATTCAGAATCGGAAGATTATATTGCAGGCTGACACGACAGAGTTCAGAAATAATGCCGGAGAACTTATTGCAATATTTCAAGGGGACAAGATAAAGGCTTCGTTGATCGATGTTGATAATCTTGTAGCTAAAAAGGTGGAAACGTCCAATTCCGGAAAGAGATTTGTTATTGATCCTGACTCTAATTCGATGGAAGTATTTGATGCGAATAACAACAGAGTTATATCAATATCATTTAAGGATATTAATGATCCAAACGTTGATTTGTTGTATCCATCAATTGTATGTTATCAATATATAGATGGAATTGCTCGAAATTCTGCGAGTATAAATGGTAATAACGTTCAGGTTTTAAGCTATGATACAAATGGAAATGCTGTTTATAATGCAACTTTTTCTGCTTCCGGCTATTATGTGTCAAATGGGAATTCTGGAAATCACTCTATTTTGTCATACGATGGATTGAGAATATATAAAAATGGAACGTTATACAAATCGTATACTTAACAAAAACCCGCCCTGCTTTCCCAAGCAAGGCGTTACGCATACATAAACAACTTATTAACTTCCATTTGAGGAAAGTAAAGTCAGAAAAGACAATGCAAAGATACCATTATAAAACTAAAAAGAAAAAGAAAGTTAAATAAATAGCCCGACTTTCACAAGCCGGGCATACGTATTGCTAAAAATATGCCACACCTGGCGCATGATCGATTGAATTGCATGACAAATATACTTATTAATAATTAAATAAAAAAATGAAAGAGAAAGCAATTCATCAAGTTACTTCCAGTGTGTTTGCCCCAATCGCTGGTAGTTTTGTAATAGACAGCTTACAATTGATGGTTCCTTGGCTTATCGCTATGTTTTGTGTAATCATTTGTGATTTGGTGACGGGAGTAAGAAAAAGTCTATTGTTGAAGGAACACGTGAGGTTAAGTCGTGCATGGAGAGCAACTATGGGGAAAATGGTCACCTACTTTTCATTTGTAGTCATGGTGGTCATGGTCAACAAGGCGGCAGGCGACAATCTTCACATTGACACTTATGCCTGCTTGTTCGTATGTTTTATTGAGGGGTGCTCAATCATAAGCAATATACTGAAACCTAAAGGATATAACATAAATCTTGCTGCTGCTATTGCCTTGTTTAGCAAGAAAGTATTCAGTGTAGACAAGGAGGATGTTAAAGACGTAATAAATAAGGAAAAGAATGAATAAGATCGATTCTATTATCATCCATTGCTCGGCTACAAAAGCCGGGCAGGATTTGAGAGCGAAAGACATTGACCGGATGCACCGGAAAAGGGGATTCGCTCAGATAGGTTATAACTTTGTGATTGACCTTGACGGTACTGTGGAGAATGGACGTCCATTGTCTATAGATGGCGCTCATTGTAATACGAAAGGTTTTTCCGGAGTGTCATACAATAAACACAGTATTGGTATCTGCTACATTGGTGGTCTTGATGTAAACGGACGTCCGGCAGATACTCGGACAAAAGCGCAGAAGAACGCCCTTCGTGACCTTGTAGCAAAACTATGCAAGGAATATGATATAGTCGAACTATTGGGCCACCGGGATACATCTCCCGACCTTGATGGCAGTGGGGAGGTTGAGCTGGCAGAGTATATAAAGGCCTGTCCGTGCTTCGATGTCAGAAGTGAGTTTTCTAACTTTCTTCGTAATACAGTTATCCGGCCATGAAACGACTAATTTACATTATAACTTTTATCCTGATGTCGGGAATGTGGTTATCATCTTGCCGAAGCATTCAATATGTTCCTGTAGACACCATAAAGACAGAATACAAATATATAGACCGCATACAGCATGACAGCATCTACCAGAAAGATTCTGTTATGTATTATGTAAAAGGCGATACGGTATTTGTTGATAAATACAAGTATCTGTACAAGTACCTTTTCATTAATAAGGTCGATTCATTCGTGAAGGTTGACTCCATACAAGTTCCTTATCCTGTTGAGAAGCAGCTAACCAGATGGCAATCATTGAAGATGGATATTGGGGGAATCGCACTGACTGTGGTTGCAATAATCGTAATAATTGCATTAGGTAAAATGATATATAAACTAAAGAAAGGAGGGTAAATATGAAGTAGGTATCCGTTTCCCCGGTGGTAGAAGGCCGGGATAGGAATAAGCTTATCAACAAACGTTTTCTTTTTGGGGGTTAGAAATAAAAGAAACCCCCGACACTATAAAGTTGACGCCAATCAATACTTTATAACACACCAAAGCATGCATCGCTGTGTCAGGGGCTAATATCCTTAACATTACGAAGCATGCTTTTGTTTTTTTGGTGTTCGTACTGATTGGCAAAGGCAAAAGTACAATAAAAAATTATATTACTATGTGTAAGTCTGATATTTTTGCCGAAATACTTAATATCGTTTCAAGAGAAACAGAAATTTCTCCCGATTTAATTCTTTCATCAAGTAAAGTTACTGAAGTTGTTGACGCTCGTTCTATTGTAGTATTCTTCCTTACTGAATACGGGCTATACCCAGAACAAATAGCGGCTTTACTTCACAAGACATCCGCTTGCATACGTTACCTTATATCTAACTTTGACAGCCGCAAGAGTAACAACAAGATGATTGCAATATATTTGCAAAATGTTCGCAAATCGCTTGAAAAAGAGTACTGATTTACCGTATTTCTAATATATACTTTTGTGATGCGGTTGATTTTGACCGTAATAACAAAATATAAGAATTATGAGTGATAAAACTTTTGTGTTCACTCCTGAAGCTGGTGCTTCTGGCGGTGGACTAAACTCAATCCTTGCCATGATTCCTGGAATGATGAAAGGGAACGGACTCGATCCTAACCTCGTAGCTGCTCTGATGAATGGGAACAAGAATCAGGACGCTTGGGGCGGCGGTGGCTGTTGGTGGTTGTGGATAATCGTACTGTTTTGGCTGTGGGGCGGAAATGGATTTGGCAACAACCGTAACGGCGGCGGTCTTCCTGCAGAATTGAATAATGACGCCGGACGTGAGTTGCTTATGTCTGCTATTCAAGGAAACGGAGCTGCCATTAACCAGTTGGCCGGTTCTTTGAACTGTTCTACTCAACAGTTACAAAGTGCGCTGTGTAACGTACAAGGTGCAATCGATAAGATCGGTGGTCAGATCGGTATGTCTTCACAACAGATTATCAATTCTGTACAGAGCATGGGTTGCTCAATTGGGCAACAGATTGCGAGTTGCTGCTGCGATGTTCGTACGGCTATCGAAAGACAAGGCTCGGAAACTCGTTTGCAGAACTGTCAGGATATGAACATTCTTACCAACACGATGACTCAGAATACGATGAATCTGCGTGACGGCAACTTGGCGAACACACAAGCTATTCTGAATAAGCTGAATGACTTCCAGTCATTGTATCAGGCAGATAAAATGGATCGCTTGACTGCAGAAAATCTGGCTCTGAAAGGTCAAATTTCACAGGCTAACCAGAACGCCTACATCTCTGCGACAATTCAGGCAAACACGGCTCCTATTGCCGGCGCATTAAACAACTTGCAGAATGAGGTAGATTCTATCAAGTGTAAAATGCCTCCTACCGTAGCTGTTCCTTATCCGCAACTGCAGGCTTTCAATCCTGAAATTGCACGTGCTGCCGCTTTTGGCGCTTACGCAGGTGATACTGTTTTCAATGGTCGTAGTGGATGCGGTTGTAATAACTACTGGGGATAATAAAGAAGGGAGGTAATTATGTGGCCTAACTTTTTTACAGGTTTCCCTTTCTTTTTCCCGACACTCGGAAGAAACAACAACAACACTCTTCCGACAGTTGGTGTAACGGTCGGAACGGAAAACGTAGTTCTTGAACTTCCGAACCATGCTTTTCGCAACCGGGATTATGTTGGTGGATTTTATGTGAATCTACGCCAGTCTATTCCGGCCGGAACAACCGGCACCCTGCCGATATTGCTTGGAACAAATGGTGATACAAGACCTGTCATGACCTATGACAACAAGCCTTTGCTGGTTGAAAACCTGTCTGGAACGGGAATTTATGAAATCCATTATAACAAGTATACCAATGAGGTATTTCTTGTAAGTGGAGGTTATAAGGCATCGCCGGCTTCAGCATCTGCTGCTACGGAAAGTGTCGCAAAAAGTAAGTAAAAACAGAAAGTAGGGGTATTCCCCTGCTTTCTCAAAAGAGAAGTAATTATGTTCAAAGATTTAAATAAAGGTGCGTTAGTGCATATAGTAGATTCTACTAATATACCAGTATATTTTCAAGGAGTTCTCTCTGAAATGAGCCTTCCTTATACTCCACAGCCACAACCTGGGCAGCAGTTTAATCCGATGTTCCAAGTTGTTGATATGACGGTTCAGGTAAACGGAAACAATCAGATATTCAAAGGAATTCCTTATATGTCTGATGTGGCCACCCATGCGGGTATGACTGTTTCCTGTTCTCAAAGTTCATTAAAAACGGTCGTAGAGAGTATTTACAGGAAGAGTCTTGATGCCATTCAGAATGTGGACAAGCATCGTAATACCATTACTGCGTGTGAATCTATTCTTGAACAAATTGATCCGGGCGTGGCTCAGAGCAAGGCTCAAGAAAAGAAGATCGCCGATCTTCAGAATGAGATATATCAGCTAAAGAAAGACATACCAACGTTGGAAGATATAAAGGCGCTCTTTATGCAGTCTCAGAACAACAGTACTAACAACGTAAAAAAAGATAAATAATATGGGATGGAGAGTAATTGGCGAAGGCCGAAGCTTCGGTGACAACGAGGATATGGAACGCGAATTAAAGCGTGCGTATGATGAAGGTTGTCGTGATGGCTATGAAAAGGCCATGATGGAACGTGAGCGCGGTGGCTATGGCGAACGTTATAATGACGGGCGTATGGGTGACTACGGAGATGGTGGTTACGGAGATGGCGGATATGGTGAAAGACGTGGAGTCAGAGGTACCGGTCTTTATTCAAGATACCGCAGATAATTGATGAAGGGGGCAAAGTTCCCCTTCTTTTAATAGGAAATAATAAAAAATATATATATGAGCCGAATGGATGTTTATGAGCGGTTACCGCAGGGAATGAAAGAGTATCTGTCTAATTACGGTTGGCATTTCTCTAAGAAAATGTGCGAATTTGCCGTGTCTGATATGCGAGATAAAAACGGTGCTAAAATCACTCCTTACACAAAGGAAAAATTGGACGCACTACTTAAACAATATGGTGTCGAGCTAAAAAAAGACAAAGGTTATGATGCTGTTTATGTATGTAATATGGCTATGGCTGATTATTTCGGTTCTTCTATACCTAATCAGCAGTATCTTGCAATGTTTGTGAAAGACTATATCGACGATCCGGACGCTCCAGAAGGAAAAACTTTGGGACGTTACTATGCTGATACAATAGGGAGTGATACTCCTGTAATTTGGGAGGATATGATGTGATATGATCACGCGGAGAATACATATCAAAAAATATGATTGGGTTGTTCATGTATTCTATGCTGTAACCTGTTATTGGACGGATAGGATAATGGATGTCTTGGAAAGTATCGGGTGTCCTGAACGTATTCTCCGGTCATCATATAAGAATCTCATGTCTTGTAAGCTTGATACGGGGCTTACTTATTCAAATTATAATATCCGGGAAACGGTAATGGTGGTAGGCTTGACTTCTTCTCCGGCAGAGTTTCTAAATTCCTTTGATCACGAAAGAAAACATCTGGAGGCTCATATAGCGCAAGCGTATGATATATATCCATATGGAGAGGAAATAGCATATCTGTCTGGAGATATAGCCCAAATGCTTGTAGAAGATGTGCAGTTGTTTATATGTGATTGTGACAAACATAAACAAATAATTCATAGAAAGTGTAATTGTCATGCATAAGATATTGAAAGCTATATTATCCGGTAAGTCTAAAAAGGAAATTATCGGCATGATGTCTGGTGATGAAAAGGCAATACTGACAGGTATTGCTAAAAATATAGGATTTACACGCCAACAAAGGCGTAAAATATTAAGAGATGCAAAAAAGTAAGTTGGACATATTGCTTGAGCAGGCGGAAGACAGGTATCATTTCGATTTCTGTCGCCTGCTATTAGTCATGTTATGGAACGCATAGAGAAGTGTCTTGATTGGTTAATACCTTTTGCTGTAATAGTTAAGGTTATATCAATATGTGTTTCGTTTTAAGCCTTAATTCTTAGGAATTGGGGCTTTTAATGTTAAATATTACATATGTGATATATTTTATTCTTGTTTTTCTTGTGCAAATATTACATTTATGCTATATTTGCATGGTGTTAATGAAACAAGTAATAACATATAGAGAATAAGATTATGAAGACAATTGCGAATACGTACAAAGAAAATGGTTATGATGCCGTTTTGGTTGAATACAACACCCAATCAGAAGAAACTAAAATAACAAAAGGCTTTCTTTCTATAGAAGATGCAGAACAATGGGTGGAGAATCAGTCTTTGTCTTACCAACAATCAGATGTGTATGAGGTTATGTCAGTTGATGAAGCGATTGAAAAAGGATTCTAAATAACTTTAGTATTTAATTAATAAGCTGAGCTACCGGCATGACGGGCAGTAGATATGACAATAAGAGAAATGGTAATTTATAAGAGAAATGAAGCAGGGTTAACTCAGAAAGAGTTATCCGAAAAAACGGGTATCGCTCAATGTCGAATTTCCGAATTCGAATCCGGAACCAGAAGCATGAACTCTGATAACATAGATAAGATTTTTGAAGCCCTTGAAATAGAGTTTTCGCAAAATAAAGAGCAGCAATGGATATTTGCTAAAGAGTGCGCGAAAGCTATTAAAAATAAAGGAATTAGTAATATCGATACGCTTACTAAGGAAGATATTGCTACTTTAACCGGAAAAGATGAGATTCTCTTAATGAAAGAGTATAATGAACAACTTTATGATGAGATGTGTGCAAAAGAAATTGAGGATAAGAACGCATACAATTATATGAAAACATTAATTGCATTCCATATTTCATTATTGAAATAATCTCGTGTATGTTGGTGCGGGGTTGTGGTTCGCTTTCAAATTTAGTATCTTTGCCGGAAAATTAAAATCATGGCACATAACTACGACTACGAATCAGTACAGGAGCTACTCGCATGGGCAAAGGATATGCTTGAAAACAAAACGTATCCGGCTTCCCCGTATCAATTAAGTAAATGTATAAACATACTCGATTGTGAGTATTTTATTGAAAGCCATATCGCTACGATATCGAAGCATTGGGAGAATAACACCTTTCACCCATATATTGAGCATTTATGGGAATTTAGGGAAAAGATATCAAAATTAGGATGATATGGTTTGGTTGGCAGTAGACAGTGACGGAAGTGAGCATATATTTGTTCGCCCTGTATTAAGGTATACACACACTAAAGAAGAGAATGAACGTTTAGTGTTATCCATAAAAGACCTGAATAATCCTTCGGATATCCGGGTAGAAGATTTTACCGGAGAAGATATAGGTGGATTCGGTATATCTTCCCCGCGTATAGAACTTCCCAAAGGGACTATACGAAAAATAATAGACCGAGATCTAACTTGGGACGACGAAGCTGTTAAGTTAGAGTAATATAAAAGTGGAATGAACAGAACGTCCGACTTGTAAGAGAATAAGTTCGGGCGTTTTTGGTAGTTAAATGTATATCTGTTTATCAAACATATAGTCTATCAATTTAAAGTTTGCATCGTTTATAATAGAATAGTCTTTCTTTATATATAGTTCAGTAACACGAAGCCTTGAATCCACATGACATAACATTTCATTCACAATATAGATAGGTATTCCAACCTTATTTATTGCAATGGTCGCCATTGAGTGCCTTGCAGAATAGAATTGCAGATTTTCGACTCCTATTTTATTCCCCACTTCTTTCAGCCCTATATTGATAGCACGGTTAAGGTCTCCCATTGAAGAAAAACGCTCGTAGAAATTGAACACACGTTCTTCCCCTCTGTATTTGTCAATGAGCAACCTAATCATAGGATGTATGCGAACAACCATCTTTGCATTATCATTCCTTCTGTCCTTCGTTTTGGTACGATAGTAGGTGATATATTCCTCGTCAAATTCAGTGGCATTGTATAGGTCGGCAGAGTTCATTCCCATAAGGCAAAATGATAACCGAAAGCAATCTAAAGCTAAATCGTGCCTACTGTTGCGTTCTCTCATGTCTTTGTTGTCGTATGGGAGGGAGAATATCTTCCTTATTTCTTCAATGGACAATGCTCGCTTCTCTGCTGTATTCTGCTGTCTGGGTTTGAATTTGGATAGGCTCTGTTTGATTCTTACTATTCCGTTGTCTTCATCATTGTAATATTCCCTTGCTTCCATAAACAAACGGAGTATAGAATTTGTATAAAGCGATTGTGCTCGTTTCTTGTCGGAAAGATACTCTTCATATTCCTTCATCTTTTGAACGGTTATTTCGCTACACATTATTGTTTCCCTTCCGAAAAATGAACAGAACGAGTTCAATGCGGATTGATAATTTTTGATACCCTTGATTTCAGTATGAGACCGGCACCAGTTTCTCGCAAAGGAAATGAAGTCTATGCCATTCTTGTCATCTTTTCGCTTGATGTATTCAACAATAGAATCTATATCCATTGAGTTTAGTTCAAGATTGAGAGCATTCACTTTTTTCCGGTATATCTTTATCAGTTCCTCGCATTTGTCGAGTACAAGTTGGTTCTTTATCCTGAAACTGGCGGTAAGGTCTTTCTTAGAGATATACATAGTAGTGGATATGTACCTCACTTTTCGCTCATGGGTGAATCGGATTACAACGTTCCAAGTCTTATCCTCACGCTGCCTGTCTTTAAATATAGTTGGTTTAAATGTTGCCATATCTTCTGCTAAAACATTGCTAAAACAATTTAGTGTTACTTGTAGGTCTAAATGTTTACTTGTAAAGTGGTTTTCAATGACATATTTTCCAAATGTTTCCCGTAAATGCTTTATATACAACAAAAAAAGAGGAAAATCATTTCTGAGTTTCCTCTTTTTATTGGGTGGAAGACCGGACTCGAACCGGCGACATTCAGAACCACAATCTGACGCTCTAACCAACTGAACTACATCCACCATGTTTGCGTTTCTCTAACGCGG